CACCAAAAAAGCCGACTTCCCAGGGATAGCCTAACTGAACGGAAGCCCAGCCTCCGATAAATGCAAATACCACATAGCCAACAAGGCTACAAATAGGCCACGTCATCTGCTTTAGAAACTGTTTCCAAACTCTGCTCACGTCAATCTCCTTTGCCGGGTTCTGGCGAAAAATGTGTTTCCAGTTTGTTTTTCACCCCGTCCCAGTCTTCTGCATCTTCTGGAACGTCTTCTTCCCGCATTTCTGTAATATTGGGCCAAAGTTTAGCATACTTTGCATTGTGTTCTTCCCACAGTTGGCGAATGTCGCCTTCAAGTTCGTTGTCAGGCACGATAGCATCAACAGGACACTCTGGCACACAAACACCACAATCTATACACTCGTCGGGATCAATAACAAGCATATTTTCGCCTTCATAAAAGCAATCCACCGGGCAACACTCAACGCAGTCCATATACTTGCATTTAATGCAATTATCAGTCACCAAATAAGTCATGTTCTTTCCTTTGCAACTTCTCTCAAACGATATTTAGGTACGCCAATGTCTCGCTTTTCACAGTATTCTTCTAGTATACACTCATTGCACAAAGGCTGTCTACTCTTGCACACAAGTTTGGCATGAGTAATCAACTGCATGTGAGCAGCATACTTGTATTTGTCGGGAGTAGTTTCATTTACGGTTTCGCTTGTCTTGCCTTCATCAAGCGAATCTGTCCATCCCAGTCGCCAAAGAAGGCGAAATACATGAGTGTCCACTGCGATGTTAGGCTCGCCGTATACAAAACGCATCACAATGTCAGAACTTTTCTTGCCAACACCGGGGAGTTTCATTAATTCTTTTTGAGTAGTAGGAACCTTGCCCCCGTATTCATCTATTAGCATCTGTGATGTTGCAAGAATATTTTTTGATTTTGCTTGGAACAAACCTGCTGGACGAATTGCTTCTATCACAGTGTCTCTGTCCAATTTAACCATGTCCCAGGGATTGTCTGCCAAAGCAAACAGTTGACGACTTGCTTGTGCTGTGCGCTTGTCTTGACTTTGAGCACTCAACATTACACCGATGAGACTTTTGTATGCATCTTTGTGTATCTTCGCAGCAGGCTTGGAGTTCCTATATTCAGGATACTCTCCCCCCAGTCTTTTGTAAATCTGTTTGATTTCTGCTTCGGTCTTCATTCAGCATTCCTTGCGAGACGAATAAGGGTAGCAGCGAGGTTGATTTCTGGATCAGCTACAAGAGTGTGATCCACTAGACCCTGTTTGATGATAAGCACTGCTTGATCCTGTTTTTCTTCTGTTGCACCAAACAGTTCTATATTCGAATACAACCAACGATAGATTTCTTCCATCTCCTCTGGACGAACAGTGCCGCACAACAGTTTTCTTGCTTCCTGGATTTTGCCTGCCTTGAACAGTTCTACCATATCCAGTTTCCAGTCTGCCTCACCTGTGTCACCTTCATGCGGAGCAACCAACGCACCGTCTACTACATTCATCTGAACAGTGTTAATGCACTTTCTCAAATCGGGATAGGTTGCTTTTACATAGGTATCCAACACGTCAATGTCAGGCGTTACTCCTTCGGAGATTAGTATTTCTGCCACACGAGCAGTAAATTCTGTTTCGTCAATCTTTGCAATATGAAAACCTTGACAGCGTGAGTGAATAGCAGGAATAATTCTGTTGGGATAGTTACAGGTTAGGATAAATCGTGCTGTGGTATGATACTCTTCCATTACACCACGCAGTGCTGCCTGTGCGTTTGGTGATAGATAGTCAGCCTCGTCTAACAGCACGACTTTGAAGTCGCCAAACGGAATCATCTGTACAAAATTAACAATCTTGTCACGAACGTCATCTACAGAGTTTGTGCGAGAAGCGTTAATCTCTAAAATGTCTAAATCGTTTATGTCAAGTTCGTGAAACAGGATTTTTGCAAGAGTAGTCTTGCCAATACCCGCGTTGCCTGAAAACAGCAGATGAGGAATAGTCTTGTCCTTAACCCAGGTTTCTACCTGCTTTCTCTGTTCCGCGTCACGAAACACATAGCCGTCAATGGTTTTCGGGCGATACGCCTCAACCCATAATTTCTTCATCTCGGTTTAACTCCAAAGTGTTTATATGAATATTGTACGCATTTTGCCTGATAATAGCAATCAGCAAGTGCGTTGTGTAGACTTTTCTGTATGTCTTTCCTAGGATCCTTTGGCATCATAGCGAACAGAGTGCGCGAGTCTCTAATCTGCCAATAGTGCCAGGGTGCGGGCTTTTCTGCCTGCTTGTATAAATGTTGTAAAATAACAAAATCAAATGTAGGACCTTGACACCAAATGTAATCCAATCCCACACACCATTTGTTTAATGCTCGGAGCATTTCTTGCACAAGGGTTCTGTCTGCGTGTTCGCCGAATGCCTCTGCCTGTATTTCTTCAGGCTGCTTGCTCCACCACGCAAGAGTGTTGTCGTCTATAGTCCTGGTAAATTGTTCAGTCTGTTCTTCAACATCCCCTCTTACATAAAGTGGAGAGTGGGGTTCCGAGTCGGAGAAAGGATCAAACTTGATAGCACCCAGAGTCATTACAACACTGTCGGGCTCTACACCCAGTGTTTCGAGATCGATCATTCCGTGTGTAGCCAAAGAAAAACTCCTCTACTATTTTGTAAAGTATAACACTTTACAGTAGAGGAGTCAAGTTTAAGCAGTTACAAAAGTGGAAGGATCAAACGAAGCACTTTCTCCGTCAGAGTATTCGTTACCTAGAATAACACCTTCTGGCTTTTCGTCGGCCCATCCAAGAATAGATTCTGCTTCTACCATTCTAATTTCAAGTTCGTTGTCACCGTCTCCAATTTTAATACCGCGTGTCCAACGACCGTGTTCAACTAACACCCAATCTCCTTCTGCATAAGGATCATCATTGTGAGGACCTTTCTTATACACTCTACCCCAACGTGGATAAACACCTCGAGTAGTTCCGTCGTCGTCTTGTATAATAATACCGCTCGCAGTGCGTTGCTCTCCAAAATACATATCGGAGACTAGAACTCTGTTTCCTACTGCTCTTAGATCACCTTCAATAGCGTTATAGTTGACGCTCATTCGTCCTCCTTGCGTACAAAATTTCCATCTTCGTCTTCCACCCATTCTGTTGTAGGTTCTGGTTCTTCCCAGTCATCTACAAGATCTTTTTTCTTGTTTTTCTGGCTGACAGGAACTTCGTCGGGTACAGGCTTGTTGCTGTAATATTCATTAACAAGATCTTCTCTCTTTTTTACAATCTTGCCACCAGCGCCTAATTGATCACCTCTTGCATTTACTTTTGCATTTCCTACAGCAGGTGTTAATTCATTTCTCTGCCGGAGCATGTCCATGTCAACGGTTTTTCCTTGCATGGTTTTGTAAATTTTTCTTTTAGACATAATTTGTCTCCTATAATATACATACTTATCTCAAGAACTCTCGCCAATCAAGTCCATATTGGATTGGATTTATTTTGTGAACGCCTATGAGATATAGCACATAACTTGCTACCGAACTTCCTCTACCTACTCCCCAAACTATATCATTTTCGCGCATAAAGTTTACAAGATAGATCATATAGCGAAGTAAGTCAAATAATCCGTGTTTTTGATATGCTTCTAATTCTTCGTTTGTTCGCTTAATCTCAGGCAAATCTCTTTTGTGCCAAACTTCGCTAGGATCTATGCCAAGTTCTTCTGCTAGTTTAAAAATAAAAAATTCTGATAAGTCTATTTTTTTGTATTCGTCTGGCATTAGCCATTCTGATTGACATACTCTGTCGAATTCTGTTTTATCTGCATCTATTGCGATATACTTTTGAAGTTCAGGAAGACCGTTTTCTTCTGCTGCTTCGTTGAACTTATCAACATCTTCAGACTCGTCGCAGAGCACCACATGAACTTTATCAGTGTGACCAGAATATATCATATTGATAAGATCCTGATTAGAGAATCTAGGAATACCTAATTCGTCAGTTTTCATAAGCATTTTGTAATTTTAGTTGACATTAATTAGATTGTCAAGATCGGGATCGTCGGAGTCTTTGTGATCCTGATATTTTTTTGCTTGTCTTGTTTGTTGTTCCTGTTTCAACATATCAAGAATTACTACTATCTGAGATTGGATATGCGGATTTTTTGACTGCCAATATTTTCTAGTTAAATCCGTAATTTTCTGTTGCACTTCGTCGTCGCTTAGTTGTGAAAGATCATCAACCAGTGGATTAAACATTATACAAATTGTCCTTTGTAAGTTGCATAAACTGTGTCGCCCCCGTCTATAGAATAAAATTCAACTAATATCGGATTTGAAGCAGAGTTCACTACAAAGTTTTCAGGCCACCCTCCTATTGTCACAGTAGATATGTCGGTCGAATCATATAACTCTACTGGTATGCCTTGATTGTATTTTAAAACACCGTCGTTTTCTACATCCCATGTAATTGTTCGTTGTGAACCGTCACCTGTTAGAGCAACTTCGATGTTTGCTTTTCGATCCGCTGTTGGCCAACCGGCAAGCGTTAAGGTCAAGTCACTGCTAACATCTACGGTTTGATAACTGCCATTATTGAAATCTATCACAGCATTGGTGTCTATATTACCTAGATCATATACCTGTTCAGTGTGTTTTGTAAAGTTAACATCCTCTATTCTTTGTCCATTCAAATCATTGTTTACATCTGTTCTCACTACATTTTCTTGTAGATCATTTATTTCCTGCTTTGCAAGATCTAGGTTATTTGCTATCTCAGAAAAATTATTTCTAAAACCAAAAGAATCATTATCAACTCCAGGTTGTGGAAATTGTTTATCTATATTATTTGTATTGATAGATGACATTAAAGTCTCCGTTATAAATTAAATTCATAGTTTGCAAACACCAAAAATTGTGCTCTATCAACATCTTCGGTGCTGTCTATTACAAATCTATCTACATCCATTTCAAATTCTCGAATATCAAAATCAGATGCTCTTATTGCTCCTTCTATTGTTTGAGAAGTGCCAGGTAAACAGAAACAAAGTGGAAAAGCTAGCGTATAACCTATAGCATTAGCTCCTGTTTGTGCAGTCCTCATCCACAAAGGAAGAAAATCGCTTTCTGTATCTCCTAACTCTCTTATATTTTCTCGTAGAGATCGTATATTACTTATGTATTTGTTAATTCTGTTAGGGTCACTTACTTTGACAAGATCTGAATCTACAGAAATTGTGTTTGAATATTTTGGTCGATATGAGATATTTGTGCTTTCAGGAGGAACATAAAGTGCCTCAACATCGCCGTTTTCTCTAGTCTCGATCGATCGTGTTTCTAGTATGTTTAACGGCATAACTCCGTCTCTTGTCTCAATTTGTATTGTGGTAGAGAAATATATGATTAGCTCTCCGCTTCTTAAAGACAGCGTCCAACTATTTAGGTCACTATTAGGCACAGTAGTCCACTGCTTGTTATAATCTATTATATCAGCAGTGATTGTTTTTTTAGTTGAGATTGTTTTATCTTTTTGTAATCTTCTATCTTCGTATGGATCGATTAAGTCAAGATATACAACTTCATAGAGTATTTTGTTAGTTCCTGGTGTCTTTGCAACCGCGGTTTTAATGTCGTTTATTTTAAGAGTTTTTCTTTTTGAATATTTTGCTGCAACACTAACAAAACGTTCTGCTGTTTGTCTTTCTATACCTGCATACACTAATATTCTGTTATCTCTCTTAAGACCAAAATTAGGATCAAAAGGCCTGTAAATTAAATCAGGATCGAAAATAGCAGGATTACTAATAAAGTCATTAAACTTTGTTTTTACTTTTTGTTCAAAATATACCTGATAAAAAATATTGCTATAATCAATTTCTACTTTTTCTACAGTAAGGCTAAATGTTCTCTCTATCGCGCTAAAGCGAAACTGGTCACGTGCTTTTATTGTAAAGTTATAGGTTCTTGTCTCTGAAACTTGCGAATTATCTATTCTACCGGATATTTCTCCGTTAAAGTTAAGAGTTAGTCCTGGCGGAAGATCGCCTGATTCTAATGTATATAATAGAAATGCATTAGGAACATTGGTTTGAGCTTCTACATTTAAAATTGAGACGTAGTTGCTAGTGACCGTTCCTAGATTGGAAGGCGTTAACCATTCTATAGTTGAATCTACTTCGCCAAGAACATTTAAAGTGAATGTTTTTTCATTTGTAGCAGTTTCTGTAGTTTCTACAGTCTGTCTAATTGCTTCAACTGTAAATGTAAAAGTTTTTGTAACAGCTACTTGGTAAGGTATTCTGCCGAAAATTTCACCGGTATTCTCGTCTAGTTCTAACGCAGGAGGTAGAATACTTTCTGTTTCAGGAGTTACGGTTTCGAAGTCATCTGTGTCAGTGTAAGTTATTTCTGTTTCAGGATCCTGCGGAAATTTACCGGAGATTTCAAATCTACCAGGAACCAGTTTGTCTATACTTTTAATTCTGTATGTGCCTGGATTAGTATCTTTAAACCTATATACCACCGTTCCCTGTAGTGTATTAGGATCTATTACATCAAGAAACACGGTAGTAAAGTTGTTTGCTCTTTTGAATCCTAATTCTGCAGGTGTAAGCCAAATAGGAGTTCTTACATAAGTGTTATCTGCAGTATAGATGCCTGTGCCAACTTGCATAATAGTGTTATCAGCACGTAAGAAATCATCGCCTACTACATATATTCTAAAAGTTCTCTTAGAAGTAGTAAAGCCGTCGCTGGCTGTAACGGTAAATTCATAATATCGATTTAGTTTTCTTGGCGTTCGGGTAGGATTAGAAAAGTCAAATACAGCAGTATCATAGAAAAAACTATCAAATCCTGCAGTATCAAGAATTGAAAAATCATAAGGATACTTATCATATTTTGATTCGTCATAATATCCTTTAGCAGCGTCCTTTTCAAGAGCAAGTATTGGATCTACGACACCTCGTAATCTACCGTCCTCTCTAAGAGATATTCCCGGAGGCAGTTCTCCATCTCCTGACGCGATAAAATAAGAAAGTTCTTGTCCTGCGGCTGTGTCACTGTCAACTGCTACTAACTGATAATCCACTAGCGCACTATCTAGAATATACAAGGCTTCATTTTTTCCTACAGGCAATAAATCTTCTGGGGTGACCCATACAGGAGCATCAGCGCCTTGCACCGTAATAGTAAAGGTTCTATCGTAAGGTATAGAATTTTCAAAAGACCTTAACACAAATCTGTAATCTGTTGATCTAATAACTTCTACAGGTGTGCCAGATATTTCACTGCCACTAAGGCTCATTCCGTCAGGTAGTTCACCACTGATTAGAATAGGATCAGTTCCGCCAGAAAGCGGTAGAGAAACATTGGTAAAAACATTCTCTTGAACAACTGCTAAAACTATTCCTGAAGGCTGTGTCCAGACTGACATATTTTACCAAGTTCCTAGGTCGATAGAAAATGGAGCCTTAGAACTGAAAGTACCCATATCTATATCAGTGTTAAAAATCACGTATTCTAGAATATTATCAAATTCAGGTGTAAAATCGCCGAAATCCCATGATTGTTCAAATATCAGATCGTTTAAATCTCTAATGTCTACGCCGTGAACAAGACCTGTAAGATTGCCATAAAAGTTATTAGCAGTTATGGAATCTGCTCTGGTAATATTGTGGAAATCTACGTCTAGGTTTGCGCTTAATTTAGGAGCAGTGTCGGCCTGTAATACTCCGTTTGTTGCTCTTACTATTATAGAGTTCGAAGGATTCGCAAGTTTTTCTACAGTGATGCCCGGGCCGCCTTCGAAACTTACAACCCCAGAATTTTGTGTCTCATTAATAATAATGCTGCCATTGTCTGTGGTAAAGATTAAATCTGAAATACCAACAGCAGCATCTATGGTTACTGTTGTCGAATTGGCACTTAATGATATTCCAGATCCGGCTTGAAGGCTTTTAAAATTAAGTGTGTTATCTACTTTGTTATAAAACAAACCTTCGGAAGATGCCGAAGTTCCGAGATTGTTTGCTTCCACGGCAATTGATCGATCAGCATTTTCTAGTTCTGTAAAATTGTTATTGACTTTTACAAATGCTGTTCTTAAATCATCGCCAGTGCCGTCGTTCGGTAAATTACCTATATTGATTGATTCAATTGCCATTGTCTGCCCCGTTTGTAATATTTATTAGGGTTGTTGTCCTAATGCTGTTAGTGCTGCTGCAATTCTATCTAATGCTTCTGATACACTATCTGGGGATTCTCCTGCCCAGTCGCTTGTATTTTCTGGGGTGTATGGCACAATTCCATTAACGCCGTCGATTAATAAAGTGCTGTCGTCACCAAATACAGAGCCTTTAAAATCGCCGCTTAAGCTAACAAGATCTTGATCCGTTAAAATATTTGGTTTATTAGAAACTTCTGCCCAACTTACAGAACCAGGCCGCCAAGCACCACCGAAGAATTTTAAAAATGAATTGGTGTTAGGGGAACCAGTATATGAAACATCAAATAGATCTTGAATAGATTTAGTAGATAAATCAACTGATAAAACTATGTCAGTTGGCTCATATTGATTGGCTAAATCGTTCCATACAAGCGCCTGGTTGTTTTCTGGATTGTCTACGCTTACTTCATCTAGGTCTCTAATGTTTTGTGGAATCGCAGGTAGATCACTCAAATCATTATAACTGCCAGAAAAACCGCTTGTTGGTAAGTTTTGTAGATCATTGTAATCTCCTGTAAATGCAACACTAGACAACGGAGCATTATTTGAATCACCTGGTGTTCCGGAAGGATCAATTGTTTGAGATCCTATTGTTAAACTTTGAACATTTGCTGGTCCATTTATATCTAAACCGACAGCATTTATTATATCGCTTCCAAAAAGGTCAAGAGAATCTCCTTCAGGTAATTCTTTTAGAGTTCCTGTTTCTGGATCTACTACAAGTGGAAATCTATTTGTCATTATGTTCTTCCTACTACAATTTCTATTACGCCCTTGCCGTCGTCACTTTTCTCTTCAAGGGATTTACCTATAACGGTGCCGACTTTAGGTTCATTGTTTACTACCGCAAATCCCGGTATTGCAGAAGTTACAAGAAGATCACCTTTCTCAACCTTACCTAATACTTTGCAAGGTAGTCTTCCTTGTAACGCAACAGCAACAATGTTAGTACCCGTTAAATCACTATTCATAAGATAGGCAGGATTTGTGGACAGTACACCTGCTATCCTTTTATCACCTTTTGTCTGTGTAACCGTTACTTCGTTGTGACCACCAAATACAAGAACCGTGCCTGGTTCATAGTCCGCATCTGCAACATATTTTTCTGCTAGGTCAGCATATTTTGCTTCTGTTGCTACACCGTTAAACACATTCGAGTATATTGTATCAAATCTGCGTGAGTTTGATCCAAGATTTCTTGTACCGGTTTGATCTGGTTGTACATCACTTGCGAGGTTGGCATTTATAGTTAAATCATCGTTACTATCAGAGCCTAGTGTAATGTTGCCATCTACGCTGAAGTTACCTGTTGTTGATAAGTTATTGTCTATTTCGGTATTTGTATCACTGACAACTATTCTAGGAGTGCCACCTGTGACAAGGATAATTTTTGATGCGCCGTCTTCCGTAAATCCTACATTGTCGCCTAGACCAATTCCTGTAGAAGTTGAACCTCTTTCGGATGCTGCTTCTATAAAAGAAGTATACATCCAATCAGTTGCTAGCCATCCTTCGCCAGAAAGAGCAGATCTATTCTGGAAAGTGCTTTGAGTGGTTATATTAGTTGCTCCTACATCTAAATTGCCAGGAAACTTTGTTACCAACGTAGAATCAGTATCACCAGCAGCACTAAAGACTTCAGCCCCGGCCGGTGTATTAAAAGAAACCGTATTAGACAGGACATTGATTATATCGTTTGCGCCAATCTGCAGAGCAGTAGCATCAATTTTGCCGTTAGGATCTCTTTTGACCATGGTATCTGCAGAGGCAGAAACTGATATTTCAGTCACGCCGTATACCGCATCACCGTCTCCGTCATCGTCTTGTAGTCTTACAAGAACTTCTCCTGGCGCACCAGTGTCTGCATCTACTACGGTATTAACAAAGTCGCCGTCTGCTAGACCTTTGCCGTCGTCAACTACTGTACTAAAATCTATTGCACTGGGGTCTCCAGTTCCTGCAGCAATCCTACCGTAAATCTGAAATTGGTCTAGGTCGGGAATTTCTGCGAAAGCAATTCCGTCGTCTTTGATTCTTACATAGCCGCTGTCGGTTTCAAAGTTGTTATCTGAAAACTTTGCGAGACCAAGATCAGATTGTGTTTTAGATGTCGAGGTCCAACCAGATGTAGAATTGTCTTCGTCAAAAGTATCAGCCGACTGCATGTTTAGTTTGCTTTGAGCAATTTCAGCGGTCGGGCTTACGTCTGCATTAATTAAAGATTCGTTTTGTATTTGTAAGTCGTAAGTAGTTGCATTTTCTGTTCTTTCTACTGTAACGTTGATTACTGAATCAGTCTTTTCACTTGCATTTGCCCATTCGTAAACAGGTTCTTCGATTATTTCTCTACCTACAGATTCGTCTGGTTGATTATATATGGTTTCTCCCTGTATGAAGTCACCACCGGCTCCTGGTGTATAGGTAATTTCGTCAATCTCGCCGAGAATCGAATCTGTTCTATTCTGAGTATCAACGACTGTTCCTGTTTTTGTGCTTCCTATTGTTCCTATAGTGTCACCGGGAACAATACCTAATCCGTCTTCGATGAAGATTTTCTTATTACCCGTTGCAACTAACAAATCATTAGCCTGTATTGAGTTAATTTCTGTATCTCTGAGAGAAGGAATGTCGTCAAACGTTCTAGAGACACCATCTACATAATTTTTGTTTGCGGCTGCTGTGCCGTCGGGACCAGGTAGAGCAACATTTGTAATATTATTAGCTCCGAGGTTTAAGTCACCTTCAAGTGTGGCTCCTCCGTTTAACGGAAGGAAACCAGGGCCAATTCTAATACCACTAGGAGGGCCTTCTATTTGTGTAAAGTTATCAACATTGTATCCTAGAGCTCTGTTGATATAATTATAGATAGCTCTTTCTGTAGGAACAGCTTGTCCGCTTTGATCTGAAAAAGAGTCGTCTGCACTAAACTCATTTATTGTTACACCTCTTGTGAACCCTAATGCGTTTGCGCCTGTGATTCCTATAGATCCGCTAAATGTAACGTCACCTGTTCCTTGGTCTACAGAGAAGAATTTACCTACTCGGAAGAAACCGTCTTGGTCAGTTGACACATAAAATACTCTGCCTTTTCTTCTTTCCCAAACCTGAGAAGAAGTTGCTGTTACTGCATCTGTGTAATCTGATGCGAGGCTATTTATGGGTTGACCAAAAATGACGTTAGGATAGTTAGAGTCATTAAATCCACCTGCGCCGATTTGAGTAAAATCATGTCCTGTTGCTCTAAGAAGAGATATTGAAATTGTAATCTCTGCTGTAGAATCTTGTGGCAACCCTGCATATATTAGTGTTTCGTCTGTATTAGGAATAGCAGCGTTTAAACCAGTTATGCCTGTGGCAGAACCGTCGATATTAGTATCCGATACATCTTGTATTACAATGTATGGAAAACTTTCATCTGTATCATTGTATTCTATAACAGCATGGGTTTTTCCAGCCCAAACAAATATCATACCACTCGAATATCCGGAATCTCCAGGCTGATTGCCTGCTATGTCTCTCGTAAGACGTTCTTGTAATTCTTCGTCGCCAATCGGAGCAACGGCAATTCGTGTGTCTCCCTGACTATCACCGAAACCTCCCGAAAGATTAGTAGGATCAGTTTCAATTTCGATGTATTCATAATCTACTTCGGCGGTAGCTGTTATCTCTGTAGCTGAAAGATCTACGCCTACGCCATCTGTGGGATCAAAAGCAAGCGTTCTATAAGTGGTAGTATCTGATTCGTCAAAGTTAATTGCAGTCGAAGGTCTAGTTTGTAAAGCTTCTTGATTTCTAATTCCGTTAAAAACAAAATTAGGACCGGACCGGTATTCAAGTATTTCTCCATCTGGAACATCAGCTTGTAATGACTCAAAGAAATCTCCTTGAATATTAGGATCGGCAGTGATATTCATGGCGTAGACAACAGGACTTTGTAAAGTACCAGAAGCTAGAATATCATTTGGATCGTCGCCAATCTGGCCGTCTATATCGCTGTCTGATAAGCTTCTTATGCTAGATATTCTATAATTTAATAAACCTGTGCTTCCTCCGTGATCTATTCTTATAATACTCTGCGGAGTAGGAGTAAATTTGAGATCAGTCACATGAATTGTTTGATCCCCTGATGCATTAGGTTCTGATATTGTTGTGTAAGCCTTCGCTGGCTGTACTAAAGGTGTATCTAATACTACTTGATCTGGAATTTCATTTGGATCTGAACCTTCTGCAACAAGGCCAAAGAAACCATAGCCGTTTGAACCGTTGAGTGACCTAATCTCTGAGCCATTTTTAGCGTAGTATGCTGCTTGGCAGTAATATGTAAACATCGATACCATCTCAGAGACAGCACCGTTGTTTGTAACAAGGCCGTACCCTAAGTCGTTTATCTGGGTAAAATCGTTGCCTAACATTGATCTATTACCTGCAGTTTGCAGGAATACTTCTTGAGGTGCCGAATCTGTGAAACCCTGTCCTACTCCTGTTGCAGGATCTGGGTTAGAAGTTGCGTCGAGGAATATCGTTGCTGTTCCATTGCCGCTATCGTAATTAGAAATAGAATTAACTTGATATCTTATACCTTCATAGAAAAAAGGACATGGCAATTCTGGGGGCCGGATAAACAACCCTTGATTTAAATCACTTTCTACATCTAGTATAAAATCGCTTTGTTTATTAATAATACGTACAGGAATATTTCCAACAAAGGCATCAACATACATACCACCCCTAAAACGTTTTTCGTTGTCGCTCTTGGAGAACGAACTACCTGTTTGAATATAAGGAGATTTTGTAAGAATCTGTCCAGCGGGATCTAGAACAACCATAAATCCGCCGTGCCCTTGAACTGTGACGTTTCTCACAATAGTTGCATCTGACATTTGAAAAACATCTACTTGGTCGGCATCATTTTGTTTTGGAGGATTGTAATTTGTATTGTAACAGAACACAATTAGATCTATTAGATCAGTGACAAAGCCTACTGTTCCGTCTTCTGCCGCGCCAAGTGTAACATCTGGAACAATTTCTCCATTCTGCGTAGGTGCTTGACCTTGTAAAAGGTCTGAACAAATCAAACTTATCTGTGTTATTGCTTGCTCTATTGCAGGCTGGTCTCCTTGATCTATTTCTGTAAAAAATTTACCCTGCTGTTCCAGTGCAAACTCTGCACCTCCGATGCCTAAATCTTTTACTATAGCATCTATAACTTGTCCAATCCTTTCTCTTAATAGAGTCTCATTATATGAAAAACCAATAAAAACCGCCGGATCACCTGTACCAATTCCTGTGTTAATATATTCTATAATTTCTTCTTGTATAAATCTTTTGTTATTTTCTAAGATAGAAACTGCAGTTGAAAAACCGCCAGGATTGTTGGGAATAGTACCTACATTTTTATCGGAGTGAGGATCTTCAAGATACCATTTTCCAAAATATCCCTGTATCTCGTCTATCTGATTAAGGAAGTAGCCAACTTCGTTCGCAACCACAAACATTCTACCTTCCGCAGCAGTCCATGATAAATCAGTTCCGCCTTGGGAGTCAGATATAGTAATAGTATCTCGTGGTGTTCCTGGAACAATGCTGGTTACATAATAAACGATATCTCTTTCAATTTCAGAACCTATTAGATTTGCCCCGGCAAATTTTACAGCCTGACCAACAGACATCCAAGAAGCATCGTCTACTTCAATTGCTTGAGGAGCAGAATCACCTAAAGAGAATACAGTCGAGTGTTTTATGTCAACTAATGGTATATCATCAAATTCTAGATCTTTATAAAAATAAGTGGTAGCCCATTTAGATTGAGATGTTCTCTTTTTAGGACGTATGATTACACGCCTAAATTCGTCGCCTTTTAAGGATACATTGTTTGATAGCCTTATCGGAAAATCTTCTTCGTAAATTCCACTTTCAACAAAAATAGTAACCTGTTTGTTTTTAACAAAATTACCAAACGTCATTGTTTCGCCTGGTATGAAATCAACTGCGTTCTGTGGAAGTAATTCTAATACGTCGTTATTATCTTCTGTCGGATCAGCAGAAGTATAGGAGATAATTCTGCCCTGGGCGCCTGACCTGTCTCCTACTACAACCTTACCAGGAAGCAGGTCAAGGTTGTCTGGATTTCCTTGATCAACATAAGGTTGCGAACTCGATCCGTTATCTATAACAAGCTTATAATTATTGCCAAACGCGATATCTGCACCTGCGTCAATTCCATCGTTTATAATAGTTTCTATAAGCGAAAATTTAGAATTAACCGAAGATATACCAGTGGAGTCTGCAGTAATTCCCTGGAACTCGGGTTTAAATCTAACGCTGCTAATAAAACTTTCCCTTTCTTGATAAACAATGCCTACTTCACCGCCTGCAGTAAACAGAGTATATGAACTTATATCAAAAAAGTTCTGTAAACCTGCGTCTTCATAAAGTTCAACAGTTGTGTCATTGATCACTCTTAAGTAGGCGGTTTGTCCTTCAATTTCTGTCATGCCACCTACGTTTTGGAACAGGATTTGTTCTCCGTCTGTATATCCATGCGGAGAGGTTGTTATAACTCTTGCTCTAGGAACGGTAGTTGACTCGTCTACTGTTATATTTTGTATGTCTCTCTGTTTGAAGAGTTCGTTTTGAAAGATTGAGCCTAAAACAAGATTTGCAAAATTTATTCCGTCTAGTGTCTGTGTTTTTTGGGTGGTAATTGCCGATAAACCAGACGAATTAGCATAATATCTTTCTGCTGCTTGCCGTGTTAATGTATTTGCATTAACTCCTCTATTCAAATCAAAAGCAATAGCATCTAGAATTAATCCAATATCTCTTTCACAGGTTTCTTCGTCGTAAACAAAATCTGGATAAGTGAAATTAATATATCCTGTAACTTCTTTTTTGATATACTCTCTATTATTACGAATAAACTTAGCAGTAACAGTAAATTGTGGTGATACAATGCCCGCTTCGATAACTGTGGAGTCCGAATCTCCATTGTCGTTTGTTATTGTTTGAAAGTAAGGACCAGGTTCAGGCAAACTGGTTTCGATTATTTCTTCTGCACGGCGAGCAGCAGCGTTTACTGTTCTAAAAGCATAATCAAGAGCAGTTCCTTCTCTGCCTGGAGGCACACCTTGCATGGAATCGTCGCCCGATAAACTTACAAAAAGGTTTTCAGTTGAAGAGTAAGTGGTAGTATCAACATATAATTTCGTTGCTGCTTGGAGATCGTCATCCCCATTAACCGTGCCGAAACCTGCTAGCTCGCCAGGATGATCGTGGAGATTTAAGGCACCTTCCATAGTGTCTCCCTGTCGACGAACAAGGCCTTTGCGTGGTACTGCGGCGTTTGCAAGATAATTTCCTTCTAATGTAGGGTCAAAGCCAGCGTCGGTAAGAGTGTGAACTTCGTCGTCAGGTATTGTTCCTGACAGGAAGATTTTATTTTGTTCTGCGGTAATATCACTAGGATCTTCAGCGTTATCTTCTGTAAGGTAAGCCGCTAATTGATCATCGTTAACGTACCTTAAGAAATAAACAGGCTTGACTTCTACGTTCGCATCTGTTGGTGTGCCATCTCTATCAGCTCTGAAAATTAAATTAAGTTCATTTCTTTCTGCACCAAAACTAGTCCAGTCTAAAGAGTCTGGTGCGATAATTTGATAACTTCGACCTTCTACGATCAAAGAAGCATCATTTGTGCTGTCTAAGCCGTTAGGATCATTGTACCTAGAATCAAACGTAAACGCTTGACCATTAACCGTTCTATCAAATCCATGATCTAAAACTTCTACATTACCGTCTACGTATCTGTTTATATCAAGATTATATTGATCTGATGTAGCCGGTTCGTCGGCTACTCTTACCGGAAGTCCACTTGTAATATAACGTCTGTCTGCATACCCTTTTGTTATAACAAGATCATCTATGTTAATATCGGTGTTGTGTCGGGTATTAAATTCGTCTACAGCAAAGTCAGAAATAGCAACATTAGCAATCGCATTATTGCCAACATTTAGAGGACCGCCTAAAAGTGGTTGTGTGTCATCAGACAACTGAGTAAAGGAAGTTGTAATTACTAATTTACCATTCACTGAATAGTCAAAAACTATTGTGTCAGTGACTTCGGGATCTAGCTCAGAATTAGAAGCAAGCTCTAAAAGATTTATAAAACTACCGGTGTCGTTAACTACAGGAATGCCGTTCGGTATCAAGGCTTCCGGAGTGTCTCCTAGAGATGTAAAATCTATTGTACCACCTTCACCAAAAACAGCATATAGTTCTACAAAGTTTTCGTTGGTTTTTCGAAACGATTCTCTAATGGAATCACCAGTGCCATCATTGCCCTCTACACCAATATCAATATCTTGTCTTGCCATTCTTTACTCCGTTTAGAATCCTATGCTTTCACCGCAGCCACAGGCTGATTGAACATTTGGATTTCTAATTACCAATTTAGATCCAAACATTTCGGTATGATAATCTATTTCTGTTCCGTCTAGAAAAGGAACGGAATCGGCTCCTATAACAAGGTTGCCATTTCCACATTGTAAAACTATGTCCTCTTCTTTCACTTGTTCTCTATCACAAATGTCCCACACATATTCAAATCCAGCGCAGCCTCCACCTTTTAGATTGAGAGACATAGCATACACGTTTCTGTCTTCACACACAGAACTGATATGATGCTTTGCTTTTTCAGTTAAAATTGGGGTATCCATTGCGTTCTCCTTACGTATTTATCGCGAAATTTTATAAGCTTAATGTAAATACTTTATGTATTTAGGTGAATACACCATTAAAACCATCCATAAACGAAAATCAAAGTTGGGTAGAGAACATACCTACCCTAGATATAAAACTATTGTAAATTTGAGATGTGATGCGTGCGATAGAGAATTCGAAAGAGCAAGAAAGTCAATGGATCCGAAACGGCTAAACAACAACTATTTTCACGTATGCGATAGCTGTGATGCTAAACGTTTTGCTCAAAAGAGAGGAGTAGAAAGAAGAAAGATGTGGGAACTTACCGCAAGTTCCAGTTTGCCTATATCGAAACTTTAGTCTTTCTTAAGCAGAGTGTATGCGCCGTATAGTATCGCACCGTACGCTACAACAGAAGCAATAGGCTTAAAAATTAAAAAACAAACGCCTGCTCCTATAAGTATCACTCCGTCTAGTGTAGTTCTTTCTTTAAGACGTTTTTGAATGAAATTTTTAATCATTTTTTTTACTTCCGAAAGGTTTATTCCGCGTTGCTCGATTTACTTTTTGTAGTCGCTTAGGATAATTATATCTTATTAGCTGACGTTTAATTTTGTCTGCTCTTAAGCCGTTAATTTTATTAAGGGATAAATCATAAGAATTAATGTAATTCATGTAGATATTTATCAATTTTAATTGTTAGTTTTCCTAACAGAATTAAATATTTTTCCTAAGGAGGTATAAAATGGAAATTTCAATTGTGATTGTAATTGCTGCATTAGTTGTAGCAGCTTTAGGTTATTTTGTTCTAAGCGAGTCTAAGGAAGAAACACTAGACAAGCCTATTGTAACACCTAATGTAGATAGCAAGAAAGAAACAAAGGCCGCAGCTAAAAAGTCTTCTACTACTGCTCCTAAAACAAAGAGCAAAAAGAAAACAGCAGTAAACTTTGATGCTATGACTAAAACTCAGCTATTAGAGCATGCTAAAAAGAACAATATTAAAGTAAATGCCAGCATGAAGAAAGCTGAGATTGTAAGCAAAATCAAGACCGGTTAATTACATTCATTAACTGTTCTTGTGTTCTTTCAACACGGGCGAGCTTGCGTTCTAACACGTCCATAGCCGCCCGTTGTTTTTTGACCTGCTCTTCTAGACTTTGAACGTATCTCTGGGACGGAATCTGTCTTTCTTGACCGTCCTCGCCTAAAATAGAAAGTGTGTCAACACCTTGTGCTCTTAGTCCGCCTGCTACTCGGTTTGGATTTTTCGTAGATTCTGGTTCAGGTTTACTTCCTGCGGATTTTCCGTACATCTTTGCGAGATAGCTCATTGGAGTCTCCTTTGAAATATTTATTAGGCTGCCTTGCGTTTGCTTTCCTGCCAATAATCATATAAGTCACGTGAAGCAAGATTCTTTTGTTTAGCCTCGACCATTATGTCACTGTATGGCAAGAAAGATAATGCCCAATCGTTACAAGCTGAATTCCACATATAATCAGAATGAGCACGAAGTTTCTGTTTCTTGTAACCCTGCTCTAGCAGACATGCCATATCAGGCTGTTGACTGTCATCGTGCCATTCCAGTATGTCTTCCTTTGAAAGGGAATAATGCATAGCAGGACGAACACCTCGCCAGCTATCAACAACTCGTTTAAATCTATCATCTGAAGGCTGAATATATTCCCCAGTTCGAACCCAATGATGATGAATATCTAGAACAAGGGCAACATCGTCAACAAGTTCCAGTGAAGCATCTAAACCCCAACTCATTTCGTCGTTTTCGATGGTAATAGAATTTCTTGCTTCTGGTGACAGCCGAGGCAGAACTTTCTTAATACCCCTAGGGCCTTGACGACCTGAGATATGAACATTGCATTTGAAGTCTTGAAACTGTTTACCGAAGCCCATCCAACGAATCATATCGACGTGATATTCAAATTCTTCTATCGAACGTTCTACTATGCCAGGCGTATCACTAGCAAGAACAGTAAACTGACCAGGATGCATTGAAACACGAACATCAAGACTGCGAGCAGCCGCTCCTGCCTTGGAAAACTCTCTTTCGCAGTAGTCTCTAACATCGCTTTTCCGCCAAAAGTATCTCCAAGTTGGCTCAGTATACACAGGTAAGCAATCACTGCCCAGTCTAACCATTCGCAAGTTTTCTGGCAAAGTGCCTGCATAGTCTATCAGCCTTTTATATGATTCAATATTATGAACCATTAAGTCCCATAGTCGCTGTTCAGCATCTTCTTGAGTCTGGCGGTTAAGCCAAGCCACTGTAGTAGCCCTTGTATTGAGAGGGCGCTGCGATTCTTCTAACAGTTTTTTCTTTTTAGATTGGTCTGGGTCAAGATACTTACAAGCAAAACCTAGACGCTGCACTGATTGATCAAACATTAATTATTTTGCTCTTTATATTCGCGTAGTTTTTCTTTGTATTCTTCTTCTGTTAGATTATGCCAACCAATACATTTACCTGTTGGCGAACGGCCACATGAACAACTCATATGAATACTCCTTTTTGTTTATTATACACTATTTCCAGTTTTGAACAACCCAAGGGTCTTCAACAAGTTCTGGATTGGGATCACCGTGAAAAACGGTTACACAACATTCTGGACGAGGTTTGACATCTTCTATGTCTTTAAACTTCCTGTTACCTCGGCGTCCGCCTGGTGCAAACTGACGACTTTTTCTTACTTCCCATTTCCAACTCAGTATCCAACTTTCTGGCCAAAACATAGGCTTTTTGTCTGCTACTGCATAAAGCCAATCTTGGTCACCAAAGAATCTTCTCTCATAACTGAGCCTATTTTTTTCAAAATCCTGCCACAGGTAGTCTAGTTGACCTGAATTAAATCTTATGACACTAGAATTATATTTCTGCCAATTAGGACGCATTGCCCTTGTAAAGTCTCTTATTATAAACCAATGACCGGGCGAATGAGTGAAGAGTTTGTCAATGTTACCTGCAATGACGACGTCAAGATCCATGTATAGGATTACGCCATCTAAGCCAAGACTGTTAGAAAACATGTAAGGTTTTGCCCACCAACCTTTTAGGTAATTAGGTAGACTGATAGTTTTAATCTTTGCATTCAAGCCTTCAATGTCATCTGTCAAACATACAAATTCGAAGTCTAGTGAGCAGTTTCTTCTGCACATGCGATACAGAGTGTTCACATATTCAGCAGAATATTTCCTGCCATGCTTTACACAGACAAGATAATATTGAGAAGTAGAAGGAACAGAGTAGGATTTTTCTACTTGTTTAGTAGCCTTCTCCTGTCTTCTCTGCTCCTTAATAGCCTTCCACTCTGCCTTAGTGTACTGGCTTTTGTCTACCTTTGCCAAACTCTATCCTTCAAGACGTTTCACAGCATCACGCGGTGCTTCCCAATCCCATCGTGCCTTGCAAGGAAGTAGTTTCCCTTCTGCTACCTTAGTCTCTGCTACGGAACGGGCTGTGTCACCGTCAACGACGACCTGTCCTGCGTTTCTATCATGCTCGAACACTTCTACCCGCTCTACATAACAGCGACCGTGTGTAACTTCGTAAATGTATGCGTTAACGTGTTCCCAGATAAACAGAGAACTCATCTCCATAGACACGCCGGATGGCAGTACTCGCACTGTGCCTAATAGTCCACCAGGGACTGTAAGTTCTTCTGTGATCTGTCCCAGGCGAGGATCGTCTGCTGGTAAAACCGTAACGTGATCGAAATAGTATTCTAGAAATTGTTTGATAGGTTTTAGTTCGCCAAAGGGCACGATCCATCCGTGTTCATCTATGTCCCCTGCGAATGTAAGCTCTACTTCTCTGTCATAGCCATGTATGCTTGCGCATTCGCCAGGCGATCCGTCTGGTTCTTGATCAAAATACTGTGCATGCCCGCACGGAAGATACTTAAAACGTTTTGTTGATTTGATTTCGATTGCCATCTATTTTCTCCTTATCAAATAGACACGCAGAATATTTAGAGTGGAGTGAGCGTCAAAGTCCACAGTTTTAAGTATATGCGAAATTACTTATCTTGTCAACTGACACATTAGGCAGATTCCATTTTTCTGGTAATTGCCAATCGGGGGTTTGATAGATTTTAAAATCTACAGTAGGAAAGCATCCAAATACCTTACTAATTTGATGAATCCAGTATCTAGGGTCTACTGCTCTTTTTTTAGAATCGTCGTAGTTTTCAGTGTCCTTATAGCAGTTGTTTACTAGTTTGTCTTTACCATACAAATCAAAACCTATCATTTTTACCTGATTCGATAGTTGTGAGGCAATAAGGACAGCATAAGGTCCGCTACCCCAATGGAAGGGCTCGTCCCATCTTTGGCTTCCTTTGTATGGCAAATCTGGCACTTTTTGTATTTTACCGGTAGTATTTTCAAAAAGTAGATTTGCTCTGGTATAACATAAATCAAAGTTAAGATGGTATTGAAGGCATTCACGCAGCATTTTTCTGTCAACACACACTACACTATCTATTGTGTGATGTCTAACAACGGCATTACATCCAACAATTTGATCTTGAATATGATCTATATCTATTGAATTACGACTTTCGCCGTTTCCTATTACTACCACTTTTTCTAATGTCTTCTTTGACGTCAGTTATATCTTTCTTAACTATTCCTAGATGGATAGCAGTCTCTTCCATCGACTTGATAATATATAGCAGTTTGTGCAAGGCCCACCACCACCAAAAGACAGAAGTGCCAAAAAACAGCGTGGTAATCACAACAAGAGATTTATCAAACCAAGTTTCATAGCCAATAAAGTAGGAAAATGTTATAAGCGCCAAGGCAGCAAAAGGAAGACTCCAAGCAGCGTAGGACCAATAAGCTACTTCTCTTTTTGTTTTTTCTGTGATTTTTGACAATGAATTTCTCCGCCCTGTAAAATATTTATAGACGAAGAGTCAGAAATTAAAAGATAGTTTTAGCTGGCAATTTGCCCGAAAGGTTTCCACTCACCAGGTGTGCCTTCACGCACACAGATCCAGCCAACGTAGCCCGTAGGTTTAGGATCTGTATTCCAAACAATATCGCCTTTTTTGTATTCACCAACTGTTGGCTTAGCGGAGCCTACTTCTTGCTTTTTATCAGAAAATCTTATTGCACCTGCTACAGTAAAATCCACATCTTGTAAGGGATTCTTAACACCGATACTTACCCTCTTTTCAAATGAAGTATCGTCGGATAATGTTATCTTGCCAGTGTTTGCAATAGAAATCCTTATTGTATCATCTGTAACAAGAGCAAAGTTAGAACTTGTGTAGGTGCCTAGATGCCAAACACTTTCCGAATAGTCAAGATATAATTTATGATCTAGGCTATCTATAGTCAAAAAACCTAGAGCATCTTCAGTACCTATCGAAATATTTTCATTGTTCGGATCTAGTCTTATTACTTCGCCAACAGTAATACAGCCGACGGTGTCTAATTCTCTAAGTTTGCCGACTGACTTAAGTTTGCTATCGACTATAGAATTGCCTAAGGAGGATTCAGTTAAGACCGTTAGATTACCAATTCTGTATTCTTTATCTCGACCGATATCTATGTTTTCATTTGTCCAGATTCTATAAGGGTTGTCTTTAAGGACTAATTGAGAGGTGTGTTTGTCATTACGCCAGAGAATACCCTCTCCTAATGTAGTTTTTTCTGTGTCTATGAATTCTAATGTTTTCTTGTTATCGAACTTAGAAAAGTCTATATCTGTAATTAGATTGCCTTTCACTTCAAGATCGCCTTGTATAGTAATAGACCCTTCTACAGATGGACAGTATAATCTTTTGGTATGGATGCCGTTGTTATCTACTTTTAAAACTGTCCTATCAGCAAGGTCTTCTATTCCTTGACTGGAAAATTTTGTAATTTTTCCGCCATTTATCTTATTACCGGAAAGAGACCTATCAAGTATTTTGGGCTTTTGGTGTTTTTGCTCGTGTATTGCTTCTATAGAATCTGCTAATTGAGCAAGAGTTTTTCGTATATCTGACATTGTGGCATCCTGATTATAGTGTATTTATCAGGTCACTTTAAGAAGAATAGTGTCAGGATTAATCCTACCATTCAACTTTGTGTCAGTGGTCTTGATTTCATCCAAGAACTTGCGAAGTTTTACCTTGCCTGCGGATTTGAACTCTTTAAGTACTTCATCAGGCTTGCGAACAGTCTTTTGAACACTTTGTTCTTCATCAAATCCAGTAATAGTAGTACCCTTTACACTCAAACCTGAGCCTTCTCTGCCTGCTCCTGTAGGATCAACTTCACTAGCAACATACTTACCAAGCTTGCGAGTCTTCGTATTAAATACCCAAAGAGTCGAAGCACCTACAATATTTGCAGGATCGATAGATGCTAACTTATACTTGTCGTCGGTCTGCTTATACTTCAACTTTTCAACGACCTTTGCAGCAGGTTTGCTCTTTGGTTTGCGAGTCTTGCGTGTTGCCTTTGAACTTTCGATTACAAAGTCGCAGGCTTCAAGAAGATTTTCGAGAGCAGTGATAATCTTCTTTAATTCTGCCTTCTTAATATGTCCATAGCCTTCTTTGACCTGATCCCACTGATCTGCTTCTTCTTCCGACATCTTTTTCTTTTGAGCAGTAGTAGGCTGGTTTGCGACAGTTCGCCATTCGTCCAGTTCAGGCTGATAGAACTTGATGATCTTTCTAGCATGGGCCTGTGTGGTTTTCATTGTTTCAAAATGCTTTTTAAAGTCAAACTTTTTGACATCAAACTTGCTCGGGTCTGTGTCAAATGTGTCTAACCAAGCGTCAATATCTATGCACATCTGCAGACTCTGTTCGTGCAGACGCTCTTGAATAGAAGGCTTATAGCCTTTTTCTTCTGCTTCTTCTTCTTCCTTTGCTTCTTTTTCGTTTGCTCTGGCAGCAATAACTTCTTCTAGTTTTTCTTTTACTCGCTCGGAGAAAGGACGCACCGTGCCCATTGTGCCAGGCAAACTTTCCCAATATTCTGCGTATGCTTCATTGTAGTCTGGCATACCTTTGTATAGCAGAGTGCAGAAAACTGCGAGACTGGGGGAGACCGCAGCAGAACCTGACGCAGCCTTTGCATGCTTGATCTGTTTCTGTGTATAGCCATTGTCTTTCATCCAAGCCCATACATTGCCGAGCAGATCAGAATGTTTGTAGTTGAGGTAGTAGAACTCTCGAGCAGCGTCAATGCGTCGGCTGTAGTCTTGCGGAGACCATTCTTCCCAACCGTCCCAGCTAGGCTGTTTTAGTTTGCTCTTTGGGGTCTTTACGGTCTTTGCTCGCTTGGTTGCTTTTTTTGCTGCCATTAATCTACTCCTGCTTTAACAAATGTGCAGTCATTATATAGCCAGATGAGACAAAGAGTCAATCGTTTTGAACCGGCTTCCTGCGTATTTCGTATCCGATCTCATCCAACTGCTTTACTAACTCTGCCATACCTCTTTCGTTGAAACGAGTTTTGAGATTGCGTCCTAATCCAAGCCTGCGAGAGGTTTTTGCAAAGTCTTTAAGTTCTTGATCTAGGCCTTCCCAAATTTCTATAAGTTCTAGATCCCGTTCTGTAAGTTCGTATTTTTTTGGTTCTGGCGATTTTGTTAAACTTTTAATCATTGTTCCAAACATCGTTAACTCCAAGTAAGTGAAAATAATCTTACCACGTCTTATCTATTATAGCTTCTCGCCTGTCTCAAATCCACGGAAAGTTTTGAATCTCGGGAATCTAAGAGAGTACGTTCCATCCTGATTGCTCGTGATAGCATCTGCTCTAACTTCCACAATCGAACCTGGAAGTTGCTCTCTGTTCTCCCAAAACTCTGTTCGCTGCTTATCTGAAAAACCAGATCCAACATTGACTCGTATAGCCTTATCTTCCTCAACTCCTGAACACACGAATGCTCCCAACCTGCCTTCATTTCTTCCTGTTCCTTCTTCTACTTCATCTATCGTCAGCGATACTTCTATAAACGGCTTCTGCTTTAGCCAACTATGTGTTCGCTTGTTTTCATAGGGAGCATCTGGGTCTTTGATCATTACGCCTTCATATCCACCGTCTACAGCCGCTCTATTAAGCTCTACAAAGCGAGATCTTCCTTCTTCTGTGTCTAAGTCTACGGTTTCCCATTCTAGTGCTTGTACATGCTTTAGAGTCTGTTGATGGTCTGCTACCCAAGCACGAGTGATTTCTGAACGAAAATGTTGAGGCTTGTCCCAGCCGCCGTTCCGCCATGAGTTATAGGGAACAGTGTCAAACAGATGCAGCACAGCGTCGCTTGCTTCTACGTTTTCTTTTCTATGCACCTGCTTCATGAGGTCCTGAAAGTTAGCACTCATTACTTCGCCGTCTAACATAAGTGGATAAGGTGGCGGATATTCTGCTACTACTGCTTCAATCTCGCGTTCTATATGGCCAAAGTTTTCAAAACGCTTGCCATTTCTAGAAAACATTTCTACCTTCCAACCAAGTTCTGACGCGTCGTGTGTGATCATTGTGATAACACGCACACCGTCCAGTTTGATTTCAATCTGCTTTTTGCCTGTGACTTTCTTTTCGTGATTAGCAGCGTCGTGCGATAGTTGGCAAGTGAACACAGGCACGCCCAAATGCTTCTGGCCTTTCTTTTTACAGACCTTGTTTACAGTCTTTTCTGACACACCGCACTTCAAATCCTTCTGAAGTATTCTGCGATACCAGTCATTCCACTGCTGTTGTGTAGCAACATCACATGCCAATTGAACAGCGTCTCTCGCATCGTGGCCTGTAAGTTCTCGTGTTGTAAGTTGTGCCTGCAGTTTTAAAAACGCTTCCCAGGGCAGGCCTTGACCTTCTGCTTCTGCTTTGAAAGGCACCTGCTTGATATGAAAAGTGTGTAAAGGATTGAGCGCCATTCTTACGCCGTCAAAGAATTCTGTCAAGCCTTCGTCTACAGCGTCCTCAAGAATCTGCTCTTTGTCTAGTCTGCCTGACACAGATTCTAGCCTTCTGATAATTTCGTCTGGTTGTGTTCTCATTGTGTTATCCAAATCGTGAGTGTATCTGTAGTTTATAGGAGAATTCGGAGGGTTGCAACCTGTCTGGATTTGAAAGATTTTCAATCACCCAAGGCGTTACATTTGCTTTGCATTTTGCAACAAACTCTTCTTGAGAATAACTCTCAACATTTTCTAATGCTGAGTTGCCAAATTCATCAAAGAATTCTTGCTTGGCTGATGTTTCTTTAATTGCTTTGGTAATGAGTATTGAAGTTGTTCGTCCTTCAACGCTCATTTGCTCTGATACTAGAAAAAAATGCCGTTCAGTAGTCATAGTATTTTGGTGCTTGTTTTACTCTAAGGTCTTCAATATGAACAGGCTTGTAATTGGTGTGTTCTACACAAACGCATCTATACGGTCCTGGTGGTGACTGGTGTTGATGAATATGACCGTGAACGTTGAGTAAACAGGGCTGTTCAGGTTCATGCTCTTTACCAGGTGTGCCTCGTTTCAACTGCGACTTGTGTAGAGGTACATGGCTAAGCAGGATGCCATGTTCGTGCATGGGCATCCACATGTGAATCTTAGTCACTAGTTCTCTCTTAGCAAAGAATTTTGCATCATCATGATTGCCAAGAATCAACTGCTTAGATCCGTGCAGACGCTTCCACATAGGAATAAATTCTTCTTTCGGACCAAAGAATACATCGCCGCAGTGTATCACTCTATCACCAGGTTTGACGACAGAGTTCCACTGGTCGATGATGTATTCGTTCATCTCCTCAATGGAATCAAACCCTGGACGTATGAGTTCACCAGTGGTGTAATCTCTAAACTTGAGAATGTTTTTATGATTGATATGGGTATCTGATACAACCCAGATATCGCCCGCCATTTGCAACTCCTATCTTAGTGATAGTATAGCAGGCGATGAGAATTCAGTCAAGACCAGGATCAGGATTGGCAGGTTCTGTAGGAAGTGGCTTAGGTTTTGCAACAGGATAGCCTAGAGCGTGTTGAATGCCCATTGCGAACTCAAAAATATGCATTTGAGTGATTTCATTAGTCTTGGGGTCAACATTTAGTTCTCTCGCAAGAGCAATAATTTCCTCTGCTGACAGAGGTTCTTTTCTAATACCTTCACTCTCTTCTGCTAGAGTTTTGTCAAGCATTTCTCTTATGTATTCTGCATCACTCATTGTTCGACCTTCTCCGTATTTTGATGCTCTATATCCTGCGTAGGCTGATTTTGCACTTTCTTTAGTTTTGTAGATGCAGTCGCCCGAACCTATTCTCCATTTACCGTTTGAACATTTTCTTACTGGCATACAAGTATTTATAATGCCAAAAAAATAACAAGAGGCGAAGTAGTAAAAAGAAGCAGTATTGCAAAAAGATAGTGGATGGGAGTCATTGTGATGTCTCCAAGTCTCGTTCTGTGACATCTGATTGTTCGATGTCTTCTGGTCGAATAGGTTGCAGCCACGAATCAGGAATATATGCTTGAGGTGACGGACCGTATAGGATAGTGATATCATCTCCCCCTATCCACCAATGATGATCGGATACCGCACATTTACAAGGCTGCCCTCTAAACTGAAAGGTTTCGCCTTGCACAAACTGACCTATATATTCTTTTACTCTTACTATCCTGCCTATGTTCTCCTGTCGAATAGAGTAGAGTATAACTGCGAGATCACCTGTCTGACATTTCATCTGTTTCGCCTCGATTCCAACGTGCTACCGCGTGTTCTTTAGTAGTGCCATATACTGTTCTACCGCATCCTGAATTGTGGACTTGGCACGCAACATTCCACTGTGAAAATTCACCCGTATAAAGATCTCTTCGACTGGGGTAGAGTGTATCTATCAGTTCCCAGTTAGAATTCCAAGATTTTCCGCATTGTATGCAAGGTTCTAGCATAATTTATATGGTGGGCGGTGACAGGCTCGAACTGCCGACCCTCTCGGTGTAAACGAGATGCTCTCCCAACTGAGCTAACCGCCCTGTATCTATGGTTCCTTTGTATTTGTATTCGTGTGGTACGATTTCACCCTCATCTGTAATGTGAGGTTCGATTGTCAATCCTGCGGCATCAACTTTCAGTATAGTGGGCGTGTTCTGTCTTGCCCACGCTCGACCTGCCTGTGTTTGTAGAATGTAGTCTGGATTGTCTGTAAGCCAAACCCATTCTCTGTG